CAAACTGTTTGATGATTATTTGAAAGAACAAAAGTTTGACGGTGGAGACTGGGACAGATGGTATTGTAATCATGTGTTCAAGTTCTATAAACAAACACAGGATGAATTAGAAGTCCGTGCTGGTTTCTATGTCAATGAAGTAGGCGAGAGAATAGATGAATGACGAAGAATGGGCCAATCCTACATTCGAACTGCTTATGAGAGAGTATGGTTTTCTTGACTACACTATGTTTTCTTCCGACTTAAAAATTCTTCTTAGAATACGTGGTTATAATGATGGTGGTATTTTATATGGACGTAAAATAGAAGAAGTAATTTACTGGGGTGCATGATGAATGACCACGACGAAATAATTAAGCAACTACACGAGTTAGCAGACTGGATTGAAAAGAACAATCATGTTCAATGTATGTCTGTTCCTCGCAAGGCTGCTTATCTAATCTCTGCTCTACAGGCAGATTATGATAGATTATGGTTGCTCAATAACAAGCGTGATGTTTATCTGATAGACTATATAAACAGAGTCATTGGGTTTATTAGGCTCCAGTGGTATTTGTTTAAGAAGAAACGGAATAAAACATGAATCTATTTCAAGAAGGAAAGTTTATTTCCCACGCTGGTCATGAGTTAAACTGGAAAATCGAGTGCGATGCATTATCAGATGCAGACTGGGATTGTATAGCAAGGATCATCAATGAGCGTACTAGATTTGGTAGTGTTTACGGTATTCCTCGTGGTGGCACTAAACTGGCGCAAGCCTTAGAAAAGTATATTACTCCTGGGCATCCATTACGTTTGGTTGTTGATGATGTATACACTACAGGCAAATCAATGAAGGAAGTAATGACTGGTGATGATCTAGGATTCGTTGTATTTGCTCGCAATCGTATCCCGTTTGACCCACAGCATTATATTAGAGCAGTTTTTACCATGGATATTATATGAATGAACTGGATGAAATTCTGTTAGATCAGTATCATGCGGCAAAAAGAAGAAAAAAGTTTTACAAAAGAATGAAAAAGCTGATGCCAACTGAACAGTTATTGATAGTTGGTGAAGAAATGGTCGAAAAGAACATGGAATTTTATGCGTTTGTTATAAATAATAAACAATTATTAGACAAAAAGCATAAGAAGAAAAAAGAAAAAGATAAGGATGTACTGGCAAGAAATCCAGTTTATGAATGGTATAGAAACGTATTTTATTTGACAGTTTTTAGTTATAAAACATTTATGTATTCTGCCACACAGTATATGTCTTATTTTAAGAAAGATAATAATGAGAAAACCTAATCTCGATAATATGATTCAAGTTTCTGAAGAGGTTATGAGAGAAGCAGTTCAATATATTCCCGAAGACGAAGAATCTGGTATTAGAACAGTTTTAAAGGCTGCTGATGAATATAAAGCGGCTAACATGACTCCCATCTTTATTATGGACAGATATAATATGTCAGTATATGTGGTTGCAAAAGAAACATTCGGCAAGAAACTTCATTAGGAGGTGTCTTATGAGTAGATCTTATAGAAAACATCCAGGGTTTGGTATTACTTGCGCATCAAGCGATAAACCTGGAAGAAAAATGGATCATAGACGTTATAGACATTACTATAAAGATAGAATTCGTCATGAAGATTATGATAACATCGAACCGCCTAACGTAAAAGAAAATCCTTACAATTGGCCAAAAGATGGCCATCAGTATTGGCCAGAAGGTCGAACATGGAATGGTGGTGAATATATGCGCAAATAACCCTTGACTTTTTGTGCAATGTATATTATATTATGTAAAGTATCGCCGTAAGGGATACAAAAGTAAACTCGCTTAATAGGAGAATAAAAATGACTAATGATGTATTTTCATTCAACACAGGTAATATCGATAAGTGGTTTGTTGGCGCCGATCGCATGCTAAAGAACTTAGCTACCGCCCAAGAAACCTACGCAAAAGCAACCCACTGGCCTCCATATAATATTGTAAAGGTGGATGACAACAACTATACTATTGAACTCGCATTGGCTGGTTTCGGTAAGCATAATCTCGACATTGAATTAGCAAACAACACTCTTGTAGTAAAGGGTGGATTTACTGTCGATGAGATCGATCCTATCGATAATCCTGTTCAGTATCTTTTTAAAGGTATAGCAGATAGAGTGTTTACTCGCAAGTTTACTCTTGCTGATACTGTTGAAGTGAAGAACGCTGAATATGTTAATGGTATGCTAAAGATCTTCCTAGAGAACGTTGTTCCTGAGGAAAAGAAGCCGAAGAAAGTAGACATCAAATAACTTCTAAATAAGGGAGAGCTTCGGCTCTCCCTTTCATTATTAGGAGAATATTATGGCTACATTCAAAGAAGCATTTGCTGCTGCGAGGAAAGCTGGCAAAGAAACATTTATTCATGACGGTAAATTATACACTACCGATGTTGCAGTAAAAGAAGCAGATGAAACAAAGTTCGTAACAGTTACTAACACCGTCAAAGAAGCGAACGTTCCTACCGTATCTAAACTCAAGAAAAACGTCTGGCCTCTACAATCAGAACTACGCAAGAAATTTGGTGTTCCTGATTATGGCGGAACCTTTAAGAAACACATGGTTCAGGTTAATCTACCATACACTATGTGGATGGATGATATTAAAATTACTAAGACCTGGATGAATAAGATTTGTTCTGACTCTCTTGTTCGTGTTCTTACGTATGTGTGGGACGAGAATGGTAGAGACTACGATAAGATTAAAGCTCAACAGCTACACATTTTCTCTGGATCGTGGAATATTCGTAACATGCGTGGCGGCCATTCTCTATCTACACATGCTTATGGACTTGCTATTGACATAGCAGCGCCTTATAATATGCTTGGTAAGAAACCAGGATACAATAAGTATTCTTTCACAGAGAACTCTCTAATTGTCAAAGCATTTAAAGAAGAAGGTTGGGTTTGGGGAGGGCCATGGTCAAGACCAGACGGGATGCATTTCCAAGCTGCTCGAGTTGAATAATTTGACTTATATTAAGGAACACTATATAATTAATTGCGGTTATATAGTAGAAAGGTAATATCATGGATTGGAGAAAGCTAACTCCTTGGGTTCTCGTGATCTTAGCATCGTTGACGATGTTTGCTATCTGGAATGATACAGCATCTACAAGAACTCACTCAAGACAAATTAGTTTCAGCGAGCTCGTTGCTCAACTTGACGAGAATCGAGTGCACGATTTGACTATTTCGGGCAACGAAGTTACTGGACATTTTATTGATAACAGACAGTTTAATACTTACGTTCCTTCTGTAAGTACATTCTTACAGAAAATAGATAATAAGAAAATTCAAATTAATGCAGAACCACCAAACGAAGGTGGATTCTTTACTAATTTGTTTATCAATCTTGCTCCAATTCTTCTATTCTTTGCTCTTTGGCTTTGGATTTCTCGTCGTGGTGCTGGTCGTGGAATGGGCGGCGCAATGGGAATGGGTAAGTCTAAAGCAAAACTTCTCGATCCAGAAGACATCAAAATAACATTTGAAGATGTTGCTGGCGTTGATGAAGCAAAGGAAGATCTACAGGAAGTTGTAGAGTTTCTTGAAGATCCTACTAAGTTCGAACGCCTTGGTGGTAAGATTCCAAAGGGCGTTCTACTTGTTGGACCTCCAGGAACTGGTAAGACTCTACTTGCTAAGGCAGTAGCAGGCGAGGCAGGCGTTCCATTCTTTCACCTATCTGGTTCTGATTTCGTTGAAATGTTTGTTGGCGTCGGCGCATCTCGTGTGCGTGATATGTTTGAACAGGCAAAGAAAAATGCTCCATGTATTATCTTTATCGACGAAATTGACGCTGTTGGTCGTAATCGTAATTCAGGAATGAATGGTGGTAATGATGAACGTGAACAAACGCTTAACTCTCTACTTGTTGAAATGGATGGATTCAATGACAACGAAGGTATCATTATTGTTGCAGCCACAAACCGTGTGGATGTGCTTGATCCTGCCCTTCTTCGTCCTGGCCGTTTTGATCGACAGATTACTGTATCCAACCCGGACATTACAGGACGTGAGAAAATTCTTAAAGTCCACTCTCGTAATGTTCCTTTGGGGGCGGATGTCGATCTTAAAGTAATTGCTCGTGGCACTCCAGGTTTCTCTGGCGCTGATCTAGCAAATCTTATCAATGAAGCAGCACTACTAGCAGCACGACGTTCAAAGCGAATTGTTACTGCTCTAGAATTTGAAGATGCTCGTGATAAGATTCTTATGGGAGCAGAACGTCGCACTCTTGTTATGTCTGAAGAAGAAAAGAAGATGACTGCCTATCATGAAGGTGGACATGCTCTTGTATCTCTTAAGATGGAAGGTTCTGTTCCGATTCATAAGGCAACAATCATTCCACGTGGTCGTGCTTTGGGCATGGTTCAGTCTCTGCCAGAACGTGATCAAATCTCGCAGTCTCGTAAAGAAATGATTGCTCATTTAGCAATGGCAATGGGTGGACGTGCAGCTGAAGAATTAGTTTTCGGCGATGACAATGTAACTTCTGGTGCAGCTGCTGATATTCAGCAAGCATCAAGAATTGCTCGTGCTATGGTCACACAGTTTGGTTTCTCTAAGCATCTTGGTAAAGTAGCATACACTGATCCAAACTCAGATGTATTTCATGGTCCAAAGGTTGCTGAACAAACTCAGAAACAAATTGACGATGAAGTAAGAAGTATTCTTGATGATGCATATTATACTGCTATGTCTATTCTTAAGAAGCATAGAAAGCAGCTTGATACGCTAGCAAAGGGATTGCTTGAATACGAGACTCTATCAGGTCAAGAAATTGTTGATCTGTTAGATGGAAAAGTACCGCTGAGGGATTGACTCCCTCAGCTTTTTATATTATAATATATGTTGCATCTGTGGGACAATTAAGTCCGGATTGCGCTTATTGGAGGATTAATGTTTTATACGAATGTGTTTCAACGTGGAAATCGCATGTATGTGCGAGGATTTGATAAAGGTTTAAGATATACTGATGTTGTAAATTATAAACCGTATTTGTTTATCACAAAGAATGGCGGTAAATATAAGACTCTTGATGGTAAGCCAGTTGAAAAATTAGAATTTGATTCAATCACCGAAGCCAGAGATTTTATTAATCGTTATGATCAGGTTTCTAATATGGAAATCTATGGTCTAACAACATTCCCATATCTGTATATCTTTGATACCTTTAAAGGCGATATCGATTATGATCCAAAACTTGTTAATATTGCTACTATTGATATTGAGTGTGCTGCCGACGAGGGATTTCCTGATATTCAGAGAGCCGATAAACCAATTACTGCTATTACCTTGCGAAGTCGCAACCGTAATTATGTTTTTGGTTGCGGAGATTTTCACACTGATGATGATAACACTTTCTACGTAAAGTGTAAAGACGAATACGAACTCATACAAAAGTTCCTCGAATGCTGGGAAGGGTTAGATATAGATGTCATCACGGGATGGAATATTGAGTTCTTTGATATTCCGTATACTGTTAATCGTATCAAAAATCTTTTTAATGAAAAAGAAGCTAAACGCCTATCGCCATGGCGTATTCTCGATGAAAAGATTGTCGAGTTCAGAGGGAAGGAAAACCAGTCTTATAATCCTGCTGGAATATCCGTTCTTGATTATTACCAATTATATCGCAAATTTATGTTTGGTAACCAAGAGTCATATAAACTGGACTTTATTGCTCAGGTTGAACTTGGCGAAAAGAAGATTGACTACTCGGAATATGGTAACCTTCTTGAGCTCTACAAAAATAACTACCAAAAGTTTATTGAATATAATATTCACGATTGTGTTCTTGTTGATCGTCTAGAAGATAAGTTAAAGTTTCTTGAACAAACCATGGCATTGTCTTATGACGCCAAGGTTAATTATCCTGACGTTATGACAACTGTGCGGCCATGGGATATTATTATTCATAATTATCTTCTGGAGAAAAATGTTGTCATTCCTCCATTAAAGCGACAGATTATGGAAGGATCTCTAATCGGGGGTCACGTTAAGGAACCAAAGATTGGATTAAGTAAATGGGTTGTTTCTTTTGACTTGAATAGTCTATATCCGCATTTGATTATGCAGTATAATATCAGCCCAGAAACATTCATGACCAAAGTTCCGTTTCCTTCCGTTGATGAATTATTGCGTGGAACTTTTGAAATTGATAAATTCAATAAAGAATATTCTCATGCAGCTAATGGTTGTTTGTATCGCAAAGACGAACAAGGTTTCTTACCTGCATTGATGGAGCGCATGTATAATGACCGCACCAAATATAAGAAGTTGATGATTGAAGCAAAGCAGCGTTATGAGAATAATCCTAACTCGGAGGACGAGAAATTAGTTGCTCGCTATCACAACATGCAAATGGCCAAAAAAATCCAGCTAAACTCAGCTTACGGTGCGTTGGCTAATCAGTTCTTCCGTTGGTTCAGCTTTGATCATTCCGAAGCAATTACTATGTCCGGTCAGTTATCTATTCGTTGGATAGAAAAGAAGATGAACTGGTATATGAATAAACTTCTTAATAATCATAATGTGGCAGATATAGATTTTGTTATTGCATCCGACACAGATTCTATCTATGTTGAAATGGATGCTTTGGTAGCGCACCTAGATACTGATGATGAATTGAAAATTGTTGCAGCGATTGATCAATTCTGCGAACAAAAAATTCAGCCTTATCTTGATAAGTGTTATGATGAACTTGCTGTTTATATGAACGCTTATCAACAAAAAATGAAAATGAAGAGGGAAACAATTGCAAACAAAGGTATTTGGCGTGGCAAGAAAATGTATATCCTCAACGCTTGGAATGTTGAAGGCGTACAATATGCTGAACCCAAGCTCAAGCTCCAAGGTATTGAGGCGGTACGTTCAAGCACTCCAAAAGCGTGTCGAGAGAACATTAAAAAAGCTCTAAGCATTATTATGAACGGAACTCAAGAGGAACTTCACGAGTTTATTAAGAAGTTCCGTGAAGAGTTTTTAACATTGCCTTTTGAAGATGTTGCCTTTCCTCGTGGAGTGAAAGGCATGTATAAGTATATCGACAAGTCTATCCTTTATAAAAAGGGAACACCAATTCACGTCAAAGGCGCATTGATATTCAATCATATTCTTGATAAAAATAAATTGAGAAATGTTCCTAGGATCTCAGACGGTGATAAGATTAGATTTGCTTATTTGAAAACTCCCAATCCGCTTCAAGAATCAGTAATTGCTGTTCCCGACGAACTTCCTAAAGAACTGATTCATCTAGATAAGTACATTGATCGTGAGACTCAATTTAATAAATCGTTCCTAGAACCGCTTAATTCTATCACTGATGTTATTAATTGGACAACAGAACAAAAATCAACACTAGAGGAATTTTTCGCATGACCGATACACCAGAAAACGATTTTGACTTCGAATTTGACTTCGGGTTTACTTCTGAAGATGAACTGAAGGCAGGAGAATTAGAATTACAAGATCAGCTAGGAAACACTCAAGTAAAACTAGAGGGTCTACGTAAGATGATTATGCCACTTCTATTAAATCTAAAAAAGAATCCTGACAAAGATATTATTAAATGGGCTGGGGCTGATCGAGTAAAAAACATTGATGCATTTATAAAAAAGATGGATGCATATATTAAGAGTTGACTTATACAAAAATACATAGTATACTAATGATATGATATATACGGAGAGATACATGTCACTGAAAGAGCGTTTGATTAAGAATAGCACTATAGATTATACATCTACATTAACTGACTCTAAGATTTATACCAAGAAGGATATGATCCAGACTTCGGTGCCTATGATTAACGTAGCACTCGCTGGCTCTATTGATGGTGGTATTACTCCTGGACTCACAATGTTGGCTGGTCCATCGAAGCACTTCAAGACTGGATTTGCTTTGCTATTGGCTTCTGCCTATTTGAAGAAGTATCCGGATGGAGTTATTCTATTCTACGATTCCGAGTTTGGCACCCCGCAGTCATACTTTAATAAGTTTAAGATTCCTCTTGACTCTGTTGTTCATACGCCAATTACTGACGTTGAAGAACTGAAGTTTGATCTCATGAAGCAGTTGAAGGAAATTACTCGTGACGATCAGGTTCTAATCATTATTGATTCTATCGGTAATCTTGCTTCTAAGAAAGAAGTTGAAGATGCGATGAATGAAAAGTCTGTTGCGGATATGTCTCGTGCTAAGCAGCTGAAGTCATTGTTCCGTATGATTACTCCGCACCTTACGTTGAAGGATATTCCTCTCGTAGCAGTTAATCATACTTACATGGAAATTGGTATGTTCCCCAAGGCAGTTGTTGGTGGTGGAACTGGTGCTTATTACGGCGCAGACAATATCTGGATTCTAGGTAGACAGCAGGATAAAGATGGCACTGAAATTGCAGGTTACCACTTTGTTATCAACGTGGAGAAGTCTCGTTACGTACGTGAAAAGTCTAAAATTCCAATTACTGTTAATTATGAGGGCGGCATTAATCGTTGGAGCGGTTTGCTCGATATTGCCCTCGAAGGCGGTTATGTGGCTAAACCAAAAGTGGGCTGGTATGCCAAGGTGGATCGTGCAACTGGGGAAGTGGATGGAAAGAACTTCCGAGCAGGTGATATCGTGGACAGTAAGGAATTTTGGATGACAATGTTCCAAGAGACTGACTTCGCTGCATTCATTAAACGCAAGTATTCACTTGACACTGAAGGATCCCTCGTCTACGAAGACGAAGAATCTTTGTAACGACATTTGTCGAAGTGCCATCTTTTCATGATGCTATTGTCACCTGTTTTTCCGCAATGAGGACAGACGACAGTTTTCCTAAACTGTTTTAAAAATGGATTAGTTCCGTTTGTTACTCTGTCTTTTGTCAATGAAGAACCATCATTTCTTTTGAGTAAGTGATGTTTTCCTTTTGATACTAGATCAGAAGCAACAGAAGAACCGTCTGGTCTTTTAGAGAATGGACTATTCCATTCAGGATTCGATGCCTGGTCAGAAGCAACAGAAGAACCGTCTGGTCTTTTGGCAAACACACTAACAAAACCTGGTCGTTTAGATCTTTCTAGATTGTTTTTTGTTGCTAACTCTGATAGCAGTTGTGGTGAAGTGTTTATTCTCTTAGCAATGAGAATACAAGCAGCATAATCTCCTTGTGACAAATGTATATCGTAGTGTTCTTGAATAGATACACAAACTAGATTTGAGATGTCATTATTTTTGCGATTGCCGTCCAAATGATGGACTTCGAATGTTCTGCCGTCGATGTCTTTTGGGATAGGACCATTATGTTTGATCCAAATTTTACGATAAATATCCATGCTGTGCCTCCGATTAGGTATAGAGCCCATGGATGTTGGTAGCATCGTGATGGGCAATAATATTTAGTTGACTTGATGTTTTGTTTAGTTTATGATGATCAGGAGGAAATCAATGAGTGAAGAAACTGTAACTATCGCAAAATCTGAATATGAAGGTCTAAGAAGGGCTGCTGATTTTCTTGATTGTCTAGATGCTGCTGGCGTAGACAACTGGGATGGATACTATTACGCAAGAAAGCTGTTTCTGGGACAGTGTGATGATGACGAGGCAGAAGGGGAGTAATAAATATTCATGAGTATTGAAAGAACAATTCTATCTAATTTATTGTTCAATGATGACTACGGTCGTAAAGTAATACCATTCCTGAAGCCAGATTATTTTCAGGATTATAACGAAAAGGTCGTATTTGACCTAATTGATGATTATGTAAAGAAGTATAATTCATTTCCTTCTATTGAGGCGTTAGCCATTGACCTGTCTAATAAAGAAGGTCTAAACGAACAAACGTTCAAGATTGCTAAAGAAATTGTCTCGAGTCTTGAACATGATTCTAATACAAAACTGGACTGGCTACTAGATCAAACAGAGAAGTTTTGCCAAGATAAGGCATTGTATCTGGCGATCATGCGGTCCATACAAATAATGGATGAAAAAAATGGATCTATCTCCAAAGGCAGTATACCGTCAATTCTTACTGACGCTCTCGGCGTCTCTTTTGATACCCACATTGGTCATGATTTTTTGGCTGACAGTGATGAGAGATACGAATTCTACCATCGTAAAGAGAAGAGAGTTCCTTTCGATCTTGACTACTTCAACACAATTACAAACGGCGGTCTCCCTAACAAAACTCTCAACATCGCCCTTGCCGGTACTGGCGTTGGTAAGTCCCTCTTCATGTGTCATTGCGCAGCAGCAAACCTTGCCAAAGGGCTTAACGTCCTGTACATCACGCTCGAAATGGCAGAAGAACGCATCGCTGAACGTATCGACGCAAATCTTCTAGACACTGCCGTTGATGAATTGGAACTATTGCCCAAGCAGTCATATGATACTAAGATTAACAGACTAAAAGAAAAGTTCACTGGTAAGTTAATTGTAAAAGAGTATCCAACTGCTTGTGCAGGTTCTGCTAACTTCCGTCATCTTCTTAACGAATTACGTATTAAGAAGAACTTTGAACCAGATATTATCTATATTGATTATCTGAATATTTGTTTATCATCGAGGATTAAGCATGGAGCCAACGTCAATTCTTATACCCTTATCAAAGCAATCGCAGAAGAGTTACGAGGGTTGGCAGTTGAGTACAACGTCCCTATCGTCTCGGCAACTCAAACAACTCGAGGAGGCTATTCGAACTCAGACGTGGGACTGGAAGATACATCGGAATCCTTTGGACTACCAGCCACAGCTGATTTTATGTTTGCACTCATCAGTTCCGAAGAACTTGAAAGTCTCAACCAGATCATGGTTAAACAGCTCAAAAATCGTTACAATGACCCTGGGAGTAATCGTAGGTTTGTGCTTGGCATTGATCGCAGCAAAATGCGACTATACGATGTGGAACAATCTGGTCAAGATGGATTGGTTGATGATCGCCCAGTGATGGATAAGGGCAAGTTCATGGAGGAAGAAAATGAACGAGGAAGACCAAAATCAAAGTTCGACCGAAGTAAGTTCGACGGCTTTAAGTGACAAAGAAGTTACATTAGAAATGGCAGAACATGTATGGCAGAAGGTAAAGGGCTACCCAATACCTGATGCCTATTCTGAGAAAGATCGTCTTGAAATATTTGAAAGATATTATCATCGTGCAGTTTCACAATCACAGGGGGAATAATTGATAGTTTGTTCTTGTAACTATATTGACACTGCTGACATTAAGGCTGTCCTGAATTATGTTACAGAGCCAAACGAACAGCAGGTGTTAAATATGCTTGCCTGGACGCCAGAATGTGCTTATTGTAAAGATCTGATTACCAACGAAATCCGTAGATGTATTAAGGAGATGACTGATGGCGCTTGATTATAAGGTTGTGAAGGTTGAAAATTCTTACGTTGTTGAGGAAAGATTGACAGGGTATCAGATCAAGAGCTTTACAGATCAGAATGAAGCCAAAAAATATATGAAATTTTTGAATCTTGGCGGAGGTTTTTCTGGTTTTACACCATCATTTATACTAAATAAAAGTAGCAAAAATATGTAGGATGCCTTGAGCATCAGCGGCACGAGCCACAATAGAAGGGCCACGGAATAGTCGGGAGTAAATGGTGGGGTTCCACCCGACACATATTGCGCTAGAAGAAATTCGGAGGGTAGGTTCGCCTACCCTCTTTTTTGTAGGTATTTCTCGGGGCGAGTCTGAAAAGGCTTGCCCTTTTTCGTATTATAAATATGATAAAATATCTTAATTTTTGGAGCTCTCTATGTTACAATTTTCAGCATTTTTGACAGAAGCAAGTAAAAAATCAAAAAAAGATGCAGACGACGAATATGACGATGCGAACGGCAAAAATGATGCTTTGGGAATGGCTTATGAAACATTGACCGCCCTTCATGTTCATAATAATTCTGCTTCGGCGCAAAGAATGGATCCAAATAATCCTGAACATGCTGAAAATATTAAAAGAATAAATGCTATTCAAGCGTCCCATGAAACAGCTATGGCTAAATTATCTCCGGAAAAACAACAGAAGGTAAGAGAAGGGGCGAAAAATTCTGCTAATGCTTATTTAAAATCTCTTGCAGCCGAAGGTATAAACCCAGAAAATATTATTGAAGTTCATCATACTAATAGAGGCATTGATAAACTCATAGGAAGAAAAGTAAGTCAGGCAAAAAATCCGCCAGATATTGGAGTTAGATTGGATCAACCACACTCTCATGGTCAGGGGCCAAATAAAGACTTACATTTTGCGTCATTGAAACTTACTCCAGGAACTGCAAGTAATAACGGAACTGGAGCAATTGATAAGCTGGGCAAAGAAGATCCAGAAAAACATATACCAACTAAATTCGATGAGATTTGGAAAGCTGGCAGAAAAGTTTCAGGCATTGGTGATAGAACAATATCTCAACTTTCTGACCTAAGAAGAAGTGTAGATAAAAGAAATAAACCACAAGATGTTGACCCAGAAAAGAAAGCCCTTTATGATAGAATAAATCAAACGTATCAAACTACAAGACAAGCAGTTCTCGCACATCATAAAGAAGCATTTGACGGTGCAACTTTAGCACAACAAAGAGAACATCTTAGTCATTTTATGAAAGCCTCTCCTGACGCAAGTTATCATTATGTTGTTGGTGAAAAGGGCGGTAAATCTGTTCCAATTGACGAACATCCAAATGTTGTTGCTTTGAGAAATGCAAAATCGTTTCATTCTGAAGTAAGAGGATCGAGAATGCATGTATACGATCATTTAGGTAGACATCTTCTTTCTGTGGAACATAGATCAACACATGGTCCATGGTCATCAACACAGGCAAATGCTAAATTTGAAAGTTTGAAAGTAAATAAAAAAATTGCAGGTCAACCTACAGAACAATCTAATTCTCCTATATCAACAGCAGCAAAAATAATATCAGCAAAAAGAAAAACTACTAAAACGCAAGTTGCTCCTGTTGAAGCTGCTCCTATTTCACAGACACCAGTTCAAAGACCATCATCAGGAGGATTTGGCGAGTATAGGGGCGATGGACCAAGACATTATCAAGCATACGTTGACAGAACCCACGGCGGATATCAGGATTCAGGAATATGAGAATAGATTTCAAAACATTTCTTTTAGAACAAGCAGCTGCTCCAGAAGGCAAGCCATTAAAGCATCTTCGTCATATTGAAGATTATGTTATTCATGGCGGTCATGAGGGAGTTGCTGCTGCCGATGAACATCTTCGTGGTATGCATGACATGTTACTTGGTAAAAGATCTCCTTTGCATGCTTCTACAAAATACGATGGCGCTCCGTCAATTGTATTTGGTCAGCACCCAGAAACTGGGCAGTTTTTCGTAGCATCAAAGTCTGCGTTTAACAAAAACCCAAAGATTAATTTCACCGATGAAGATATTGAAAAGAATCATGGACATGCTCCTGGATTGGTCGAGAAACTAAAACATGCGTTGAAGCATCTTCCCGGTGTTATGCCAAAAGAAGGCGGAGTTTATCAAGGCGATCTTATGCATACAGAAGGAGATGCAGTCTCAAGGGGTGGTAAAACTTCTGTAACACCTAACACTCTTACATATTCTGCACCAAGTAATTCGCCTGAAGGCAGAAATATGAAAAAGAAATTAGGTGTAGTTGTTCATACAAAATATACTGGTCGTGGTGGTTTACAAAGTATGTCAGCTCAACCACTTGATGCTAAGACACGTGCTAAGTTTAAAGATCATCCTGACGTTAATAATATTGATCCTACTATAGATGTTAATCCAGCTAACTATTCTCCTGAAGAACAAAAAGCATTCCTTAATCATATGGATAAAGCAAAAAGAGCTTATGCTTCTATGAAACCAGAAGCTATGGATGCTATTGCTGGGCATGGTGAACAACTAGAAGCTCATGTTAATAATATGATTAGAACTGGTGGTAATGCTTCTGTTCAAGGATATATGGATCATTTGACTGCTCGTCATCAGAAAGATCTTGAGAAAGTTAAGACAGATGCAGCCAAACAAAAAAGAATACAGGCGCATGGTGAATTACTTTCTCATATTAGTAACAACAGAGATCATTTCGATAAGTTATTGAAGGTTCATGGGCATTTGCAAGACGCTAAGAATGTATTGACTAATGTTCTAGCAAAGAACTCTCCATACGAACATAGTGTTGCTGGTGAACACACTGGACCAGAAGGAACAGTTGTTGTTGATAAGAAAGGCAATGCTTCTAAATTTAATAACAGAAGAGAATTCAATCGCCTAAATTTCTTGAAGGGCGCATTCCAGAAACAGCAGGTAGCAAATGCAGAAGATCAACTTCAGTAATTTTTTAATTGAATCCGATCGTTCAACTCATGTAATGACGTTCATGAGAGCCAATCCGCCAACGATTGGTCATGAACGAGTTGTCAATCATGTTACAGATCTTGCTAAAAATTTAGATGCAGGTCATAGCATTGTTTTATCTCATTCGCATGATGGTGATAAGAACCCATTAACTGCTGAACAAAAGCTAAGACATGCTAAATTGGCATTTCCCGGAGCCAATGTATCAACTTCTTCTCCTGAACGCCCTAATATCATGAATCAAGTTTCTAATCTTTATGGTAAAGGTGTGAGAAACTTACATGTTGTAGTTGGTCAAGATAGAGTTGATCAGTTTGATAAATTGCTAAATCAATATAAAGGCGTTGAAGGTGCACATGGTCATTATGGCACTGATATGAACATTACAGTTCATTCAGCTGGTGGTAGAGATCCAGACGCTGAAGGAATTGAAGGTGTATCTGGAACTGGTCAAAGAGTTCACGCAAGAAATAATAATTTTGAAGGATTCCGTGCAGGCGCACCAAGTCATATGACTGACGAGCAAGCAGCTTCGCTTATGAATGATATTCGTAATGCTAAACCACCAGAGAAACCAGTAAAACCAACTAAGAAAAAACTAAAAGAAGAAACAGTTGCTGGTGGCGAAATGGTAAGAGGGTTTGGTGATGTTTCTGGTAATCCAGCAGTTCAGAACGATCCTTTGCAACAATATATTGGTGCCAATGCTTTAGCAAAAGATCAACAAAACGGCGCTTTGATGAAAATGATGAAAGACAGTCAATATAATTTGATTGGGTTTAAAGAGTTTAATCCACGCACTGTTACTAGAGATAAATCATTAGAGTATTGGAACTCTGATGAAAATGGCGACTTCTTAAAATCTAGAAAGAAAAAATAATGGCACAGTTTCGTAAAGATACACATCAATATTTGCCTGATAATAAAACATTATTTGAAGTTGTTATGCTCGCCGATCAATATGGTAATCAAGTTGGACCAGCAAACCCAACAGGAACTGCTGTTGATGCTTTTGGTAGAGCCAGAGTATCAAGCCCACTAACTCTTTTTGATTCTTCTCACCGTTATCGTGACAACAATCTATGGACCACTTCTAATACTGCTGGTGGAACTTATGCGTTTTCTGAAAATGAAGGTCTTGTAAATCTTAATTTAACAACCGCCAACAATGCAGAAATCATTCGTGAGACAACTAAGGTTTTCTCTTATCAACCAGGCAAGTCTTTACAAATTTTACAAACATTTGTCATGCAGCCTAAGACTAATGTTCGTCAGCGTGTAGGTTATTATGGCGCCAACAATGGCATTTATCTTGAGGTGGCAAATAATACAGCATATTTGGTTGAAAGGTCTTTATCATCAGGAGTAATGCAAGAAACGAGAGTAGCGCAGTCTAATTGGAATTATGATACTCTATTAGGCGCTGATACTTCGAGTCCATCTGGTATCACTTTAGATTTATCAAAATCGCAGATTATGTTTATTGATATTGAATGGCTTGGTTTGGGAACAGTAAGATGCGGTTTTATTATTGATGGTAGAATAATTCACTGTCATTCATTTCACCATGCTAATTATATCACGTCAACATATATGACTACAGCTTCTCTACCTTTGAGATATGAAATAAAGAATACAGGCGTAACTGCAAGTAATACAACTCTAAAACAAGTATGTTCCACTGTTATTTCTGAAGGCGGATATGAACTAAGAGGTCTTCAACAAGCTGTTGGAACTGCTATTGGGACGCCAAGAGATTTGACAACAGTTAATACATACTATCCAGTTATCTCAATTAGATTGAAGGCTTCTCCTAATAGACTTGATGCTATTGTTATTCTTACTGCGCTATCATTAATGGGTATTACTAATAATGCTAATTATAATTGGCGAGTTGTAGCATCAGGCACAAGTACTGGTGGAACTTGGAATAGCGCAGGAACTGATTCTGCTGTTGAATATAATCTTACAGGAACAAGTTTTGCGGACGGTAGAATTTTGGCTTCCGGATGGACCACTGGTTCTAATCAGGGTTCAAGTCCTGTTGATATTTTAAAAGAAGCACTATTTAAGTTTCAGCTGGAAAGAAATGGACTTACTTCCTCTCCTTATGAGTTAACATTAGTTGCTGCAACAGATTCTGCAGGCGCTGATATATACGCTTCTATGGACTGGGAAGAGATCTCAAGATAATATTTTTTATAAATAAACAGTCAGTGCGAGTATAAAAGGGTACGCCAGACCTCGCATATATAAGGAAAGCCCAAGGGAAACTCCAGATGAAAAAGTTTACTACATTTGAAACTCAGCTAGGCGAGTCTGTCGTACTCACTGACAAGGCCAAATTATCTCTTTATAAAAAATCCTCAAATTCAGGCATCTCCACGGATATACTAGAAGAAGTGTATCGTAGAGGTTATTCAATCTGGAACGAAGCCTTTGGCGGAACTCCGGATTCATTTGCATTTGACCGAGTAAATTCATTTATCGCTGATGGTTTTGCTGCCCAGCTTGATGAAGACCTAAAGAAAGCATGCTGGAAGGGCTATGAAGCCATTGGCATGAAGAAGAAAAATGGTAAGACCGTTCCTAATTGCGTTCCAGTTAAGGAAGAAGAATTAAACAAGCCAGTCATGACTCCTGCCCAACTTGCTGATAAGCACGGGGTTTCAGTTGAGTCAATTGACAAGGCTCTTAAAGCAGGCATTAAGGTTGAGAAAGAACACACAACCCATTCAGCTGATGCCAAAAGAATTGCTTTAGCCCACCTCGGCGAAAAGCCAGATTATTATAAGAAATTAGATAAAGCTGGACTGGAAGAAAATGCTGAGAAGCATTCCAAAAATCCAGACGATCCGGCTTCAAGATTTATAGGGAGCAATGAATTGGTAGACATTTATAAGAAAGAAACTCCTGGTCAGCTTATCAAGCGTGTTGTAAGAGAATGCCTTGAAGAAGGCGATGTTATTCATACTAAGTTTGCTGTGAAAAATTTACAGAAGCGTGGCATCGAAGGTCCGCATAAAGCTGGCGCTCAAGATTTGATGCGTAACTGGGCTAAACATCCATTTGATTGGGAAGCCGATGATAAAGTTTCTTATCATGGAACAACTGCACGTATTCATAAAGATGGAAAGCACATAGACGTAGACGCTGGTGCACATGGAATAGATCCTGATATTAAAACAAAAATAATTAGAAAACAGGCTGCAAAGAAAACTGGCAACGTTGTAAAGATTAAAGAAGCTGCAATGCAGGCAACAACTGCTCCTGCTCCAACTGCTGCTGATATGGGTCCTAAAAGACTCAGTAGATATCAGACAACTCAGCAGACAAGCACTATTGGTAATCAGGGTTTTAATCGTTCTGGTCCAATGGGAACTCATATCAATCCTTCGTCGCCAACTACACCAAGAGGCGTGAGATCAATGACCTCTGGTTCAACTCAGGCAACAGCAAAAACATTAACACCACAGCGTGTTTCTGCCAATCAACCAGCACCAAAGACAGCTTCTGCTCCAGCATCTGCTCCAAAGCCATCAGCCAGTTTCGGTTCTTCTTCAAGACCAACTACTGTTAGTGCAACATCTGGTGGGATGGAAAAGAGTGGCGGATATAAACTATCATCAGGAATGAGCGATGCTGGTAAGGCTAAAGTAAAGCCAGCTGCACCAGTTCAGATTCCTGCAGGCGCTGGCAAAGCAGTAAACGTTCTAAGTAAAGTAGCTAAGTTTGCTGGACCAGTTGGTGCAGCTATTGGATTGGTTGCTGACGCCAAGCCATTGAACAAGGGCGAAGATGAATTTGCTCGACAGAAGTCACTAGGAATTACTAAGCCAAACGTAACTCCTGGTATGGGAAGCACAAAGAACATTGAGCCTGTTAAGGGCGGAGCAATTACAACTAAGGCTCCTGACTATTACAAGGGTAAGGTTGGCGATTACACTGTAAAAGCTGGTGATACTCTTTCTGGTATTGCTTCAAGAACAGGTCAATCAGTTTCAGATCTAGCAAGCAAGAATAAGTTTGATAGCGAAAACAAGATTGCCGCTGGATCTAAGCTATTTACTGGTAGCGTTCCAACACCACCATCAAGACCAGAAACTGAATCAGGTTCAACTAAAAAGAAAATTAAAGAAGCGATTTCAGAAGCCACATATAAGGGAAAGAAAGTTCCTTTGAATAAGCCAATGGCTGGCGATGTTAAGAAATCAAAAGTTTTCGTTGATCCTGATGGCGATGGTAAGGCGCAGAAGGTAAACTTCGGTGACAAAAGCATGTCTATCAAAAAAGATCAGCCTGCTCGTAAGAAATCATATTGCGCAAGATCTTCAGGTCAGGGTAATCTAACAAATAAAACCAGTGCTAATTATTGGTCAAGAAGAGCCTGGAATTGCGAAGAGACTGAGGAATAATCATGATTGGTAAGATCGAACCATACGACGCATTGAAGGTTGCATTAGCAGACACTTACGTATTCAGCGTAAAGGTTCAGGGTTATCATTGGAATGTAACAGGTCCACATTTCTCTGAATACCATAAGTTCTTTGGCGAATTGTATTCAGAAGTAAATGACGCTGTTGATGTCATTGCCGAATCTATTAGAACATTTGATGCCTTTTCTCCTGGTTCTATGAAAAGATTTCTAGAGCTAACAACTATTGAGGAAGCAAACAATATTCCTGATGGTCTAGTTATGATTAGCAAACTTGCTTCTGATAATGAAAGAGTTATTGCTTCTCTTACTGCTGCATATGAATTGTGTGAAAAGCATAAACATTACGCTGTATCAAACATATTACAGGATCGTCTAACTGCTCACCAGAAGCATGGTTGGATGCTAAGATCGTTCATAAAGGCATAACAAATGAAAAGTCTAGAACACATCATCAGAGAAATCCGTGAAGGTAAGGGTGTAAAGGGCGAAAAGAGTAGCCTAGAACATTCTATTCGTAAGGTTGTAAAGGGTGAAGCAGAGTCTTCTTTCGCTGATAGAACAACCAAACCTCTTGATGAAGTTGTTGGAACTCTTGGTACAGACAAATATCAGGGCAATGAATTCAAGTCAATAAGAACAGCAACTCCTCATATTAAGCCACCAGCTGGCGAAGGAAGTCATTCACAAGCTCCTGAAAACGCTTCACGTCAAAGAAGTATTGCTAAGGAAAAAGCAGGCATTAATAGAGTTACTGAAGAAGATCTACAAGAACTACAGGCTAAAGTAGTTAAAGAACCTGAAGTTCTATCAAGAGCAATGCCAAAGGCAGCAGCACCAATTGCCAAAGCAGCGGCACCAATTGTTAAAGCAGGGGCCAAAGCAGTAATTGGTAGAGCAGCAGGTGTTCTATTAGGACCAGAAGCTATGGCTGGTGGATTACTGGCTCCTTATGTTTCTGCTAGATATAAAGAACAACATAAAGGCGGGTTGATTCCTCATCCCGAAACTCCAGGTGTCGATGCTGCAACTTCATTTGAAAGAATGAAAGGGTTTAAGGTAGCTCCGCCAAAGCCAGCCGAAACAAGACCTAAACCAGAAACAAAACCAGCAGAAGTTGCCCCTAAGACAGAACCAAAGCCAGAGACTGCTCCTAAGACAGAACCAAAGCCAGAGGAAAAACCAAAGGTTGCTCCTACTCCGGCTACTGAACCTGCAACAACACCTGCCACTGATACAAAACCAAAAATTGCAGTGTTGCCTAAAATTGATGTTCCTGCTGATACAAAACCAGCAACAGAGACTACACCTAAAACAATGCCGGCAGAACCAGCATCTAAAACACCAGAAACAGCTACAACTACTACTGCACCAAAACCAAAACTACCACCTGTATCTGGTGCAAGCGTTCCTCATGATATTGATTATACAGTTTCGCATTTAGTTCGTCCTGGAATAAGCCGTGGTCATGCAAAGGCTCATAAGAAGCATGCAATGAAAGAAGAAAACGAACGTAAACAAATTGAAAATATGCCACGCAAAGGCGATCGTAAGTCAATTGAATACGTTGGTAGAAAAGACGCAGATCCTAAGTCAACTAAAGAAAAAACTTCAAGACTAGCAACTATCAAGAATGTTATTGATGAAGCTAGAAAAGCTATGGTTGATAAAAAATTCAATCCAGAAGATGGTAAAACAAAAGTTTATGATTATGGCGACAATGTATTAGTCATTAATCCGGATCAAAGAAAAATAAATCTTGACGTTGATAACGGCGAAAAGATTGCAAAAGATTACGAAAATAAATAATAAAAATTCTAAGAGGAAAAGATGACTGACAAACCAAAAACAATCCAAGAAGCTCTTGCTGAAGTTCAGAGTAAAATTAACGAAGCTCAGAAGGCAAAATCTACCACTGATTGGTCAGACGAAGCTAGTTACAAAGGATCTGCACCTGAACCAGAAGCTCCAGAAGCTCCAAAAGCTGCACCAAAACCAACTACTCCTAAATCTACAGCTGCACCAAAAGCTGCAGCGCCGACAACACCTGTTGCAAAAGGACCATCACGTTTAAAAGTTGGTGTTAGAGGTGGTCTCGCCGGTCTCGCCCTAGGATATGCTGCTTCTAGACCAGAAGTTCAAGATGCTGCTGTAAAAGCTGCTGGTTGGGCTAAAGAAAAGGCAGGTCAAGCTGGCGATTGGTTGAAAGATAAAGCTCAAAAATTTGACGATAATTTGGACACTTTGAATAAGAAACCAGAAGCACCAGCTACTCCTGCTTCATCAACACCAACATCTGCTCCAGCAGATAAGACGCCAACAAAATTACCTGACATTGATGTAAAGGCTGCACCTAAGTCAACAGCAAAACCAATGTCGTTCTCACAAGCATTTAAGACTGCAAGAGAAAAGGCTACTACAGCCGGACATCCCTCAACAGGTCAGTTTGAATATCAGGGCAAGAAGTTTCAAACAAATGTTGCTGGTGAAAAATATGTTCCTGCGGCTCAACAAACTAGTGTAGAGCCTAAAGTAGATAATGTTCCACTACCACCAAAAAGACCAACAGATTTAACACCCAAAACAGAAACTGAATCAGGAAAGAAAAAGAAAATGTCAGAAGAAAACAACCCACTAATTTCGGCATTCTTAAAACTGCAGGATCAAGCTCCAGCAAACATGTTTGAAGCTGCTAAGAAGGCTAAGAAAGATTATGATAAGGACGGCAAGGTTGAGTCTCCAAAGGATGAAGTTTGGGGTTCACGTTTCCGTGCAGCTAAAGCAGCTGGTAAGATGGAAGAAGGCGTAAAGGCTGATCCAAACGATCCTTCATATCAGGGCGGTGGTGATGTAACATCTACACCTGAAAAGAAAACTTCTATGCCAAAGCCAACTGCTCCTAAGACTGATTCATCAGTTCAAGGTTCAGGCGATGTCACTATGAATGGCAAGCCAACAAGAGTTAAGGAAGAAGTTACTTTCTCACAGGCAGAAATCGACCATATTAACTCTTTTTTTCTTGAAGCCTCTGTAGCACCAAATAGACCTGAAGTCGCTACCGGGGCAGATTCTACTTCAGACAAAATGTCACAGAACGATGTTACTGGGACTTCTACAGAAGATGGAAAGAAGAAATTAAAGGAAGAAACAGTTCAAGAAGCTGATAAGAAATCTCAGGGTTACCAGAACTGGCCAGGAGAAAAGAAAAAGAAATTCTTTTCTGGTCCTAAAGATGCTGATGGTAAGACTGAAACTCAGAAGTGGGCAGAAAAGCGTGCATCCGAGAAAGCAGCAAAGTCTGTCAAAGAAGAAACTCTTCAAGAAGGTCGTCCAAGAAAGAACCCAACACCTGAAACAACTGAACGTGATCCACGTAAGCATATTCAGGTAGAAGCAGGTCGTGCTGCTGCTGGTAACGTTGTTGACTTTACTCACAATGATGGTTCAAAGTCAAAGATTACACCAGCAATGGGAAGAAAAATTACTTCTCATCTTCAGAGTCTAAAGCCAGCTGATCGTCAGACAGCTGTTAATAAAATGCATGATAGCGCAGAAGGACTAAAGGTCTAATGGGCATTTATACCGCTAATAACATTATCATCAAAGAAAAACCAGTTAAACAAAAAACTGGTGGATGGTATATGAGATTTGAAGATCTTAGAGTTAAACCAAAAGAAGAAGTAGTTTATCATAATCCAGATTTTGTTGATCATTATAAGGTCAAGAAAGATGGAACTTTAGAAAAACTCTTCAATACCAAATCGCAATATCTTTCAGATATGGCTAATTTAGATAACGAATAAATAAAATAAAATTCTTTTAGGAGGAATAATAAATGGCACAATGGGGTAGAAACGATCAGTCAGTTACTGCTAATAGCAGCACTACTGTCGAAACATCAACAGGCGCTCCAATCGGAACCTATACAGCAGTAAAAGCTGGTGGTGGCGCCAACGCTCATTTCGGCAATACATCTGCCGGTTCAAGAGCAGCAACCGATGTTGCTATGTTCAATAATGCAACATCAAGCGCATTCCTTTCTGGCGCTGCTGTTGGCGTATTTGGTGTTTCTGCACCAGAAGTTGCCAACACATCATCAGAAAAAGTTGCTCACGCTGGTTGGAACCTACGTAGAGCAGGCACTGGTCCAGCTGTTTCTGCAGTTTATGCAAACACTGGCGTAGGTTATAACAACAACGACATTCTAGTAGTTAAGTCACCAGTTGCTGGTGGTAATGCTACTTTCAATATGACTACAAATGCTACTGGTGGTGCAGTTGTTCTAACTCTTAACACTGCTGGTTTCGGTTTCACTGGAACTGGTCAGGGTAATCCAGTTATCCCAACTTCAAACCTATTCATCACTAATGCTACTGGTGGATCAGCTGCTGGCAATACAACTACTACTTACATGGTTGTTACTGCCGGAGGACGTGCTGGTCGTGTTCATTACGAAAACCTAGTAGCCATGGGATCTCTTGGCGCTCAGACTGCTGCTTACGGTACAGCCGCTACAGCTAACGATGCTTCAACTGACGACAGCTTCTTCCCAGGAACCTAATAAATGACAGATAACAGCGTAAAGGTTTCACAGATACCTACAGCTGCTAATGTTGCACCAACCGACAGGGTCTTAGTCCTCCGAGACCCTGCCGGTGCGCCAAGCGTACGCACGGTGAATGTGAACATTTTTGCTGCCAATCTGCAAATATCAAATAGTGCGCCGCCGATTGGCGCATCAAATGGAAGCCCTGGTATGATACGTTATGATTCCACTTACATCTATGTGTGCGTAGCTAATGATGTATGGAAAAGAGCAGAACTTTTTAATTTTTAATAATGATTGAAAAACTGACAGATAAAAACTTTTTACTATATTGTGCTTCTCACTATGATAATGTGAAATACGCTTCCACCGAAGACTTCGTTGAAGATCTTAATAGGTTGAAGTATATTAAAAAATTAATTACTAGATATACTGAATATGGCGATTTAAAAGAACGATTAATATTAAATCACATTATCGTTCTTAATAATTGTTTTGGTCCAGAGGTTTTATGTAGAATATTATATTTGAGAATGAAACCTCAAATGAAATACATAAAACCTTTTTTAATATTATTAGAAATATTACCAGAAAAAATTTATAATATAAATGATGAGAATATAATCGATACTGATTTAATTGAAATGGATGAAGTTATTGTCGCAAAACTAAGGAAAGTTTAATGCAATCCGTTATAAAACAATTAAACGACTTTGTTAAGTTTGCGGCAAAAGAAATAAGCCTTTCAACCTTACCAAAAATACATTTTGTTGGTAATAAAGAAAATACAAAAGCAGCCTTCGGTCACTCTAAAGGCGATGAAATATATGTTCGTATAACAGAACGTCATCCTGGCGATATTATGCGCACTATTGCTCATGAGCTTATTCATGTTAAGCAAACACAGATGGGCAAAAAAGGTGAACAGTTTAGAGAAGATGAAGCCAACGCTATAGCAGGAAGAATAATGAGAAAATTTAACACAACCTACCCTAGCGTATTCAATCAAAAAGCAACTCCTCCAAATCTCAAAGAGACAGAATCTCTTATACCTGCCAATGTCATGGGTTCAGGCGGACCAGGTGCAGGTATACAGACATATAGTCCATTGATTGATTTTGATAGAGGAAACAAAAAGTTTAACCCTATGTCAGCCCTACATCAAAAGAAAAAGCTAAGAGACATTGTTGGTCTTAAGGCTGCTTTCAAAAGAGAACGTAGAGCAGAAACAAGGAAAGATCAGAACTAATGGATGAGAAGGCTTGCAACAATCTAGAAGCGAAACAAACTAAACTAGAAGATGCTATCTCTAAGCTAACAGACATTTCTGCTGATCTTAATAAAATGATAGCAGTTCATGAATTACGTTTGTCTCAACAAGAAAAGATTACCGATAGCCTAGAAATTATTCTAGAAAAAAGAAGAGATGAATTTGACGAGCGTGAAGAAAAGATTTATGAACATATCGAAAAAGAAGACGCAAAAATCATAGAAAAACTAGATGAATCTTTTGATAAGTTTTCTAAGAAGATGAACGATCTAGAAAGAATGATGTGGGTGTATGGCGGCGGATTTGCTCTCGCTGCTTTCGTTCTCGCAAATTGGGGCGATGTAGCCAAACTTCTTCTAAAAAATTAATTTGCCTTTTTGAAAAATACCGGTATAATCATATATGAGGGTTTGATATGGAGATATTATGGATTGGTTATCCCACAAGTATATCGGTATTGTTTCTTCACGATTAGAGAAATTTAAACGTAAGGGACCAAACCTATACAATTTCCGCTGTCCTATTTGCGGGGATTCAGAAACACACCAAAATAAAGCTCGAGGATACATCTATCATAAAGAAGGTAAGATGTTGTTTCATTGTCACAACTGTAATGCGACATTGGGCATTCCAAACTTTATTAAGATGATGGATGTCAACCTATATAATGAGTATCAGTTAGAAAAGTTGGCTGGTAAGAAAACGCCGGAACAAGACGATTACGAGAAGTTCGTCGAGAAAATGCGTAAGCCAGTATATATGACCTCCGGGCCATTAAAAGGATTGAAGAAAGTTTCTCAGCTTTCGCCTTTTGATCCTATCAAGAAATTCGTAGTTGCAAGAAAGATACCTAATGCCTATCACGCCAAGTTATTTGCATGTCCTAATTTTAAGCATTTTACTAATAATTTGGTTGCCAACAAGTTTTCAGCTGAGTCTCTGGCTCGAGATGAGACAAGGCTTCTTATCCCTTTTCTTGACAGTAATAAAACTGTTCATGCCTACCAAGGGCGTACGTTGGGGGCTTCAGGACTTAAATATATTACAATTGTTCTTAATGAAGCAATACCTAAACTTTATGGCTTGGACACTGTTGATCGTAACAGAATTATTCCTGTCCTTGAAGGTCCGATTGACAGTATGTTTGTTCCTAACAGTATTGCTACTGCTGGAGGTGATCTCGTTAGTGCTATCAAAGACTTTGATAAGAGTAGATTAACGATCGTTTACGACAACGAGAAATATTCTAAAGAGACCGTTAAGAAAATGGAAAAGGCTATTCTTAATGGTTACTCTGTGTGTATTTGGCCCGATAATTTAGATCAAAAAGATATTAACGATATGGTTTTATCTGGTATGAGTTCTGAATTTATTGAACATATTATCAAAACTAACACCTATCGTGATTTACCGGCACAATTAAGGTTGAATCAGTGGAAGAGAGTTTAGATTTCTTTGATGCTGAGATTTTTGCTTTATGTTCTTCGGACATAGGACCACGAGGGCCAGTTTTTACGCCTTTGTTCCAAGCAGGTCTTCCTTTCATTCGAAGCGAGTGAGCAGGATTTTTGCCTCTTCTAGAAGCGTATTTTTTAATACGATCTTCTATGCTATACGGACCATATGGACCCACAGGACCGGATCTGACAGGCGGCATATCTCCTCCTTCAGTTTTATTATGGAGAACACCATTGTTTAAATCTTTTCTGCCATACCATCTGATATATCTGCGTTCTAATGCTAAGGCGCCAATTTCTGTTAAATTGCTCTCTAAGAATACAATTTTGGATTTGTCTTTTGGAACAGAAACACCATGTTGTTTGGAGAAAGCTCTTTTATCTTTTCCCTTACCAATGTAATATGGAGTATTATCTGATGATCTTAGGTAGGCGTATACGTAATAAATATTCATGCTGTCGCTCCTCTTTAGCGGTAGAGTAGGTAGAGATTGCAGTCTCGTGACCTACACTTTATTTATAAAACTTGACTTTTAACAATGGAGAATATATAATGAAAGTTCGTAAGAAGCCAGTTGATGTAGAAGCACATCAACTAACAGAGGATAATGCTGGAGTATTATCAGATTGGTGTGGTGGTTTACTTATTCTTCGTGATGATAATTTCGAACCAACAAAGATTAAAATTCTTACACTTGAAGGCATTATGACAGCACGTGTTGGAGATTATATTATTAAGGGAATTGCTGGTGAGTTTTATCCTTGCGCTCCTGCTATTTTTGATCAGACCTATGAGGTTATTGTACCATGACAAAATATCTTGTCGATGTAAAAGTTGCTGGATGGAAGACGTATCTTATTGATGTTCCAGAAGGCGAAGACTTGTATGATAGCATTTATGAACAGTTAGAGTCAGATTTACTCGATCCAATTATTGATGACACTTATGACGAATTGATGGGTGATCCAAAGGAATATAAGAAATGACCGATGAAGAAACAAATAAGCTAAAGAAGATTCTTTTTGTCTTAACTCTTATTAAAAATAAAGAATCTGATGAACGCAAGCTTGCATACTTAGAAGCAATTGAAGAAGCAATTGAACATGCAAAAGAACTTTTGGGAATAAAAGTTAAATTGTGAGACAATTAATGAGCGAAGAACAGTTTGTCAAATGT